GTACCAACTACTCAAGGAGGGTTAAAATCAGCATGAAGTTACCTTTAACCAATAATCCCGAAGAAGATTTCCAAGTATCTATATTTAATTTCGTTTATAATTTCCGGCAATTATGGAATGCTAAAGGATTTTGGACACTCGATATAAAAGACAATAATAAAAAAGTTCTGGTACTCGGAGTGAAAATCGTGGCGGGGATAAATCTCTTACAGCAGTTCCCGGGAGTACCCTTCGACTTAAAAAATTCCACTGAAATTGACCCCACACGAGACTCTTTAGATTCTTTTAACTTGGAGATTATAGACAAAAATGTTTAATCGAAAAGTAAATATTTTAATTGACTCAAGCCACAGTATTCTTGACTTAAGGATTAATTTCAAAATAGAAAAAAGTCTTGTAGGTTACCCTAATACAGGGAATATTAAAATATATAACTTATCTGAATCCAGTCGTAATAGAATAACCCAAGAGGGTATAAAAACTCAATTATTTGCTGGGTATGAAGATACTGGTGTGCCTTTACTTTTTGAGGGAGATATCATAAATGTTATACATGAATATAAAAAACCGGATTGGATAACAGAAATTTTCGCAGCCGATGGAATAAATATTTTAAATACTTCCACTATAAATAAACCACTACCCGCTGGGTCGACTCCAGAGCAGGTCTATAATGAGTTAATTTCTGAGATGAAAGGAATATCTAAAGGAGTTACAGAAGGGCTTAAAAAATGCCTTTCAGGAAAACGATCTCTATTACGGGAGTTACAGCTATCCGGAAGTATTAAGGAATGGTTAGATAAAATAGCTAAGGATTGCGGGTTTGAATATTCTATAAATAGTGGTGTAATTGAGACAGTCCCAACAGGTCTCCCCGTAAGTGATGTCGCACCAACGACTATAAATCAAGCAAGTGGGATGCTTGGCAGCCCTGAAAGAACAGATATAGGTATCTCCGTAAGAAATTTATTACTCCCTACATTAAAACTTGGTCGAACGATACGGGTAGAGTCTATTAACACCTTAATAAATGTTGGTAACTTGTTTTTTAGAAAAATTCCTGATATAAAAAATAAAGGGATATACAGGATTGATAAACTAACCCATATCGGAGATACACATGGGAACAACTGGGAGACACAGATTCACGCGAGGGTTTTTTAATGGCTGACAGACGGGTACAATTAGAGACGGTTATTCAAACAGCAATTGATTCCGCATTAAAAGAAGTTCATACATGCTTACCCGCAGTAGTTACAAAAGTAAACATGGCGGAACAGTTGATTGACGCTCAAATAACGATAAAGAGAAAATTAGGAGGCGAATTAGTCCTCTTACCAATTTTGGTCAATGTTCCTATAAGGTACTGGAGATCTAAAACCTTCTCAATCACTTTCCCAATAGAAATTGGGGACCATGTTAGAATTATTTTCTCTGAAAGGTCTATTGACACTTGGCTAACTTATGGAGGGATTCAAGACCCCTTTGATTTTAGAAAATTTTCTTTGAGTGATGCTTTCGCTGAGCCTGCGATGTACCCACAAACAGATTTAATTCCAGATTTTAACCCGACTAATTTAGAAATTAAAACTAATTCTGGCAGTACTAAAATAGTTGTAAAAGCTTCTGAAGATGTGGAGGTAACAACAACAGGTGAAGTAAAAGTTAACTGTAGTACTTTGATTGCGACTGCTTCCACTTCTGCTAATATTACAACTCCTGTTATGACAGTGGAGGGTAATCTTATTGTTACAGGTCAAATCACGAGTCCTACTATAATCGCAGGAACATCTCTGACAGTCGCGGATAAAGAAATGAATAACCATACCCACCCACAAGGATCTGACTCCAGTGGAGATAACCAACAAAACACAGGAGCCCCAATATGAGTATAAAAACTGATATAAGCTTTGATCTTGATCATGATATGCACCTTGCGGGGGCTGATATCGCTTTCACCGATGAAGATAATAACCTGATACAGCGGTTAAAAATCAGGTTACAGTTTCTACTGGGAGAGTGGTTTCTCGATAATACCGTTGGCATCCCGTACACTCAGGAAATTTTTAAAGCTAAAATGAACTTGCAAGATATTTACACGATCTTCAGGGATGAGATAAAAAACACAGAAGGAGTTGAAAAAATAGAGGAGCTTGAGGTAACTTCTGACCCAGGAGCGAGAGGTTTGAAAGTTAATTTTTCTGTAAATGGAGGACAAACAGGGTCGGTGGAGGTACAAATATGAGCGGTTTAACGTCTTCTGGGTTTGAGAGAAAAAGACTGGTAGATATAAAAACAGATATAGAGGACAAATTAAAAAATATTTTTGGGGCTAATATAGATATCTCTCCCCAGAGCGGGTTGGGGCAGTTCGTAGGGATCATGTCTGAAGCACAAGCTGACCAATGGCAAAGCCAGGAAGATATATACAACTCGCAGTACCCTTCTACTTCGCAAGGAAGCCAGCTCTCGAATGTGGTTATGTATAACGGGATCGAGAGACATAGTGCATCTAAGTCTACTGTAGTGGCTATCTTAGGGGGTACAGTAGGAACTATTATCCCAAGTGGGAGTCAAGCGAGTGTGGTAGATACGGGGCAAATTTTTGAGACAATCGAGGATGTCGTGATAACCTCCGGGTCAGAGGCCGTTAATATGCGGAGTGTTACCACTGGCGAAAATATAGCATTAACAGGTACTCTTACTGTTATAGAAACTCCGATATTTGGATGGACGAGTATAACAAATACTGAGAGTGCAGTTGTCGGGACCAACAAAGAAACTGACGCACAATTAAGGATTAGAAGGGAACTCTCCACACAAGCCCTTGGAAATAATTTGACAGATTCTTTATACGGCCAACTCGCTAATTTGGGCGGAGTTGAGGGAGTTGTTGTATGGGACAATAAAACAGAAGCCACGGCAGGAGGTCTACCTGCGAATCAGTTCGGGGTGTCTATAATTGGCGGGGTAGACGAGGAGATTGCTGAGACAATATGGAAAAATACTCCACAAGGAATTGCTTCTTATGGAGATACTACTGTATACCATACTGATATACAGGGGTTTTCTCAGCCTGTTATGTTCACTAGGGCTGTGGATTATCCTGTTTATTTTAGAATTGATATTGAAACAAGTTCCGAGTTCCCTATAACAGGTATAGAGGACATAAAAAAAGCCGTTGCAGATTTTGGTACAGAAAATTTTAAAATTTCAGATGATGTTATAATGTCTAAATTTTACAACCCCATAAACACGGTTCCTGGGGTTGTCTCTATATCACTTTTTATGGGAGTTTCTTCTTCACCTTCAGGCACGAGTAACTTAGCAGTATCTAATTGGGAAATATCACGATATAACGCGTTATGGGTAGAGGTTAACATAATTTAAATAAAAAAAAGGAGATTGTATGGCAAAGCCTACAAAACTGCCCGAATGGGACAACACAGAAACTAATTCGATAGAGCCAGATACAGACCATAAAAATCAAGGATGGCTATCCCCAGGAGGTATCCCAGAGAAACCACCATTTCAAACTTTTAACTTCTGGCAGAATTCCGTTTGGAAATGGCTGAAAGAAATAAATACAAAAGGCGTACTGCAGTATGATCCAGTAACGGATTATATTGCGGATGCTTCTTATGTAGTGGGGAGCGATGGAAAGTTATATCAGTGTCTTATTAATAACGGCGATTCTTCTACTCCGGTTAACCCTGTAGCAGATGCATCGAATACATGGAAGTGTATAAGCCACGGGATGACGACAAGGGGAGACATCTCTGTGCAGGGGTCAATCTCCCCTCAAAGACTGGCTGCCGCAGCGATTGGTCAGGTTTTTAAAAGCAGGGGCGAGGGAAATTTTCCTATATGGGAAAAACCTTCAATATCAGAATCTAAATTCCATATAGATTCATCTTCATGGAATTCTGGCCACGGAGTCCAAACAATAGCAGGGCTTGGGTTCATGCCTAAATTGTTTATTATCGGAGCAGTAGAAGAATACTCAGGATCGCCCAATATATCACTCGGATTCGATGATGGGAGTAACCGGGGTAGTATTGCTATATATGAAGGAGGAACACTACATAATCTAACTACATCGGCATCAATCAATCTATCAAGCGCGCCCGGAGTATATTCTTTAGGGCATGTAAGCAGTTTAGATTCGGATGGGTTTAAGATCACCTGGGGAGTAGGGTCGGGGGTGACAGTACCTTTTATTTATTTA